GTAGGTCACCTGCATTCCGACAATGTTGAAATCTGAGGAACCCGCCTGCCCCATGAACCCCGCAACCTGTGCATCGGCAGCGGCGGTACCATCGGGTGATCCGTCAAGCCCAGGCGCCAGCGCCAAGGTAATGTCGCCCACCCACGGCAATGCAGCCTGCTCGGTCGCACCATATGGGTCGGGCAAGCCATTCCCCGCGATCTGCTCCATCATCACAACGGGGCTCATCACGACATCAAACCCGCGCGCCTTGAGGTCTACGATGCCCTCAACGACAGCCGCATCCGCAGGCGTGCCACCCGCGATCGGGACACCGTCCACTTCGGCGACCGTGCTGGCGGCACTCCGGTTCTTGCCGCAGACACGCCAAGGCATTGCGCCTGCATCGGTCTGCCCGGCGACGACCTTGGGGCGGACATCACAGGACCCGCAGCGCAGATCATCGCCAAACCACGCCACCGGCAGAAGGACCGAGCCACATTGCGGCAAAGCGGCCTCCATCGCGTTCATCGAGACGGTAAAATCGCTGCCACCCATCGGCGAATTGGTATTCACCGCCTGCTGTGCCCCGAATGTGGCAGAGGCATAGAGCTGTGATGTTGCCAGCGCATATTCCCCCGCCCCGGGCATCAGTGTCACGGCCTGCGCGGATTGAAGGGCGTCATCGGCAACACCTTGGCCCGCCCGCATCACCTCAAAGGTTAATTGCGGAATGCGGTTGCCGAATTGGCCCAGCGCGAGGTCTTCGAGCACCACATAGGCGGTGCCGCGATAGGCAGGGGTGTTTTCCACCCCTTCGATGGCTGAAATCTTGGGATCAGGCAGCTGATCGGCGGTCCCGACATAAACTCGCATGTTCAGCGTATCAGGCGAAATCTCGGCCCCATCGGCCCAGATGCGGCCAAGCCTGCTGATCTGCCCCTCGCACAGGGCGACAGCAAGACTGACAGTATAGCTAAAACTCGTTGTTTTCGGCGCGGACGGCGCGCCTTTGCCGCCCCCGGAGGTGGTTGAGCTTTCCAGAAACTGCGACGCCCAGATCACCTGGCCCGCAACACGCATCCGGCCATAGATTTGCTGGATATCAGCACCCTCAGCGGCCCCTGTGACACGAAACCGGTCAATGCGGCCTGTCTCGACACTGCCACTGCCAGCGCCCAAAATCTGCTGGTCGATGCGTTGGCCAATGGCAGCACCCGCCGCCCGCCCAATCGTCGCCATCGACAGCCCAAGAACGGACCCGCCGATTGAGCCCCCAAGCGCCATGCCTACAGCGGAAAGTGCAATCGTTGCCATCAGTTGTCCCTTTCGATGAATTCAAAGCGTGCCGCGATCCGTTTTTGCCACGGCGCGGATAAGGGGCTCTCGACAACGCCGTGGCCCTGATAGGCGTGGATGAATTGCGGCAACGCGCCAACCTCCGAAATCAGCCCAAGGTGTTTGGCCACAGCACCCTGACGCATGCGAAACAGAACCACTTGGCCAGCGGCCAAGGGTGTATCGCTCACGTCAAGAAAATGGCGCTTGGCGGCGCTCAACAACCGCTCCACCCCCTGCGGTTCCGACCAATCGCGCGTGTATGCCGGAATGGGCTCTGGCTCTGCACCGTAGAGCGCACGCCAGATACCCCGCAAAAGACCCAGACAGTCGCAGCTGACCCCCTGCACCGAGGCCTGATGTCCGTAAGGTGTACCCAGCCATGTGCGGGCGATGGTGACGACTTGGGCGGTCATCGGCTCAGGCTCCCGCCGGCATTCGCGCGATCCGCGCGTGGTACGCTGATCAGCCAATCATCGCCGGGAATATCCGGAAAGCCTTGAAAGTTCAGAAAGTTGCCAAATTTCTCGCGGCAGGTGACAGGGCGTTTGTCACAGCCTGCCGTGATCCGGATCACGTCCCCTGCACCAATCGGGGCTTGCAAGGGCGCCCAAAGCGTTAGCACGCGGTGCGCGGTGCCAGTATCGGTCTTGATCACGCCTTGCAAACCAGCGGCAGGGCCACTCAGAACGCGCAACGTGCCGTTCTCAAACCAACCTGCGTTGAAGGTGTCATCAGCCGCCACAGCAAAGACCTGCCCATCGCTCGGCCGGTCTAATGTATACTCCAGCTGATACGACGCATGGTTCAGCGCAAATTTACACCGCCCATCCCCCAGCACAGCACTACAGGTTTTCAGATACGACCGCCCCTGCATCTGGTTCAACGCCTCGGTCAGCCCATGCAATTCAGCTTCAAACCCACCGGCACCGCGCGTGATTTCACCCAAAGTGCCACGAAACAGCATTTGGCGCAGCGCCACGTCATCCCAGCACACCAGCCAGACCTGCACCGCAGCCCCGTCATAACGACCCGCCAGAATATCACCCTCGGCGATAGCATCATCGGACAGAACGCCAAACGCTTCGGTATTATTCACCGACAGGCCCGTCGTGCTGGCAATCGCCCGCGCGCTGAGGCCATTCTGGGGAGTGTAGGTGACGCCATCAAACTGCAAAGGACGGTCGTGGTCGGTAAAGCCCAAGGTCCGCCCATCGCGCCGTACAATCAGCCAGCAATGACAGGTATGGGTCGCACCCGATTGCAGATGCGCGGTCAGTGTCTCGCTGCTCATAGCCGCACCTCGATCACTGGAACATTGGGGACTTCGCCAGCCTGAAAACTGGATACAGAAGTCATGATCGCATCGGTGTCAAAGCGGACGGGCACATCAAACTCAAAGCCCGCACGCACCTCCGCATTGCGATCCGGCGGGCTTGCAAAACTGAGCAAGCCGCTATCATAGTCCACCCCATAATCCACGCCCTGCTGGGCGAGATCGCCACCGACCTGCACACGCACCGATCCTGCAACAGGTTTCGTGATCGGGCGGCGATAGACGGTCTGACCCGACCGATAGGCCTTTTGCAGTTGGAAGATATGTGTTTCTTCATCCCCTACCGCAATCAACTGATCCGACGCCGCAACAGCACAGGACGGACGACACGAGAGATAATCGCTCCAGTCCTTCCAGCGAAAGCCGATCAACTGGCCCTGACGCGCCTCAAAGAACGCGATCAGTGTTTCCACATCGTCCAAAGACCGCAGCCCCAGCCCGGCGTCATAACGCCTGCGCGCATGCGCCCAAGGCGTGTTTCGTTCCTCAAAGCCATTGGCCAGCGTCACGATCTCGGTGCGCCGCTCGGGCCCACCCAAAGCGCCAAAGCTGAGCGAGGCGGGAAATCTCACATCATGGAAAGTCATATCGGCTCCTAACGGTGACGGTCACTGCGGCCCAAAGCCCGCGACATTTGCGCAGCAATCTGGCCACGGCTGCGCTGAAACCCCTGCACATCAGGGGTCGTGATATTCATATTGACGGTGACAGACCCGCCACCCCCGCCACGCACGCCCAAACTGCCATCAGGACCACGGGCGAGCGGCATAATCGCCTCTGGCCCCGCTTCACCCATCAGGCCCATGCCCCCGCGCATCGGGAAACTGGTCGCCTGCGAGACGACGCCGCCCTTGGCAAAAGGCATGACGCGGCCTTGCGAAAACGACCCACCCTGCGCAAAAGGCATCAACCCCGATACCGCCGCATTCAGCCCATCGGCCATCATCCCACCAAAATGGGAGGTGACGGGGTTCACCGCTGCGGAATACACAGTCTTCGACATCTTCTCGGCCAGTCCACCCAGCACGTCCGACAGGCTCCGCCCGTCCAGCAGCAACCCGTCAAAGGCCTGCCGCAACCCTGTGGAAAAGCCGCGCTCCAGATTGCCCAGATCGCGGGTGGTCTGCGTCAGGGAGCCCTGCATATTGCGCAGCTGATCTTCAAACGCCGCCGTCACAACCGCCGCATCACCCAGCGCGTCCTCTAGCCCCCCGACGCCGCCCTCAAGCGCGTCAATCTTGTCGATATCATCCATTTTCATCGTCCTTCACGTCATCAGGAAAATCGCGCAGCAAAGCATCAAGCTGTAATCGGCCCAAGGGGGCCCTGGCACCCGTGGCACCCAGCATGATCTGCAATTCCGCAGGGGTCAGCGCCCAGAACTGCGCAGGGTGCAGGCGCAACTGATGCAGCCCCGCTTGTATCAGGCCCGGCCAATCCACGGGTTACTCCGGCACCGCAAAGGCGCGCGCCAAAAGCGTCGCAGCCAGTTTTGCAGCCCCAACAGGGCCACCCGCGATTTCGGCGGTGATCAAATCAGCTATGGTACCGGTCCAACCGCCCCCGCGCAGGCCCGCCACAATGACCGCCATCACATCAGCGCCGGAAAAAGCAGCCCCTTCAAAGCGGTGGATCAGATCAAGCAGTGATCCAGTGCCAAGCGCGGCCTCCAACTCGGCCAAAGCGCCCAGCGTCAGCTTGCAGTTATGCGGCACACCATCGATCACAACGGTCACTTCGCCAGCCCAAGGGTTCGCCATCAGATCAGCGCTA